TTCTGGTGTCATCTAAGAAGCCTCCTAATTTATAACGGCTTTTAATGTAATTAATAACCTAGATTCTTCAGCCTTTGATTCAAAGAATCTAGCCTCTTTTCCGCATGATCATTCGACGCGCTTGCTAAGGCATCGGTGGTTGCATCGGAAACTTTACTTGTATCTTGACTTGATTGTAGGGAACTTTGATTTGTTAATCCATCCATTTTACTGGATAACTTCTGTATCTCGTTTATTAGTGCTCCCAAAAGTACATTGGTCTGGTTAGCCGCTTCTAAAAAAGGGCTACCAAAATCATTTTCGGATGGATCCGTCTTAACTGGAGTTGTTGGCGCTTGATCTCCCTGAGCCTCCTGGCTGACATCCTTCACCGCTGAACCCGCTTTGAACGCAATCACCTCGGACTCCACCAAGACCAAGTCGCCTGCGGCGAGGCGCACGAACACTTCACCGTATACGGCCAGCTTGGAGGCGGGGGTGAGCTGGCATTTACCCTGCTCTTGGCATTTTGCAATTGCCATCGCGACGGCTTCATCTTGCGGCTTGCCTTCAGCCACGAGCATAGGGACCATTTCATTTACGCAGGATTGGAAGTCTGCCTTAAGTTTTGGATCTTCTTTACCAGCTTTTGGATCGCCTTCTTGCGTTGCTGGGTCTTGAGCAGCTGGGTCCGTTTCTCCTTGCCCCGCAGTTTCTTCTTTGCTGCCTTGCGCTGGGTCGGCTGGCGGGTCGGCTGGTTTTTCTTCATCAGACGGTTCCTTTAGTTTGTCGGTTAACTCCGCTAGGACCGCGCTCTGGTCAGCACCAGCATCCAGTGCCGAGAGTGCTTCCTCGAGCACAAGTTTTAGATCCACCTGCTTTATGGCCAATGGAAAAGCAGCGATGACAGCATCGGGTATATCTGTGTCACCTGCCAGCATGTCCAGTAGCTCCGAATGCTCAAGCTTCTGAGACTTGGCCACTTCCGCAATGACATCTTTACGGCAAGGACTTTGCGCGAGCAGTTCTTCAATCTCTTGTGCCTTCGTTGCTTGCTTGGCTTTCAGGATCTCGCCTTTGAGTTGATGAAAGCTTTTTGTGGTGAGGGATTTCTCAGACAGCTCAAAAAGACTGTCCTGGTTCATAGGTACGCCTACGATGGATACTTCAAACAGTTCTGCTTTGGTGATCTTCTTGATGGATTTTCCGTCGATCTGCACAGTGTCCATCTGCTTTGGGTTAAACCCCACAGAGAAAGCTTTAAGGATCCGCTCCTCCACCAGGCCGCGCACCATGGCGATACCTGGCGCGTTGCTGTTAGACATCTTCACCTTCAGGTAAAGACCCTCCGGCGTCTGCTTAATCTCAGTAGCGCGCCCCACGGGTGTACCGCCAAGGGTATCCATACCGTGGTTGAAAAGGATGATTGGGTTTCTCTTGAAGTTGTCGAGCTCCCAAGCATCCGTGGAGATCATCTCGTCACCACGGTCCACGGTCGCCTTGTTGGCAAAGCCCTCAATCGAAATACCTGTGCTCGCCTGCTTGACATCAAACGTGTCGGCGCAAGCGATCTTCTTTAGGTTCAGGTCGATCTTCAACTTCTTGATGGTCATGTTATCTCCAGTTTCTCGTTAGGAGGAATAATTAGCAAATTACACCGACAATTCACCACGCTCCCAGGCTCGGTGGCATCGACATCGCGGGGGTGGTCTAGGCCGTTCGCGAACTTCGCATCAGCGTCAATGACATCGCCGTTCAAAGCCTGGTGACTATCGCGCACACGGTTATCGCCTGCGGTCAACCAGGCTTTCTTTAGACCTGGCATGACTTCTTTGGCGTTTCGCAAGGCAGCCGCTTGGCCTATGGACACAGCTGTGAGGGTCTCGGTCCTAGCAATTGTCTCAGCCTTCCCCGCCAATTGTTTCGGAGTACCAAGGAGCTCGGCCACTGAGCGCATGATCGTGCTGACGGACTGCCCCTTCTTTTGCCCTTCAGTAATCGCAACCATTATGCGCTCTGTGTGCGTATCACTGATATTATGAAACGAGTCGAGCCCTCTTGCCTCGAGTATCAAGCGACGTTTCTCCCCGTCGCGCGCTCGGAGCGCCTCGACTTCTAACTTCGCCTTCGGATTGAAAATGACCTGGAGCTGCTGGTCGTAGCCCAGGTCAACACTCACCTTCAAAGTCTTAGCAACTTGACCCTGCCACTCCTCTTCAAACTTATCGGTGAGCGCCTGCTTTATCTTCCTAGATAGAACACGCTTCGTGGGTAGGGCCTTCATGCTGATGAACCCCGTCGCCTTGTTTTCCCTGTCCACCACGTCGATGGCTGTTGCGGTCATGCCCACAAGCAAGTCGGTCGCCGCTTGGCCTAACTCGGAAAGTGTTCTGCTCTCCTCGTCGATAAGTTGCTTGACCACATGATCGCGAAAATTCTCGATCTGCGGTGTGATATTTATCTTGGCGTTCGGTGCGTTGACCTTGACCTCGCCTTCTGGTGCTTGCAACAAAGAAGAAAAACCAGTAGCTAGTGTCGCCACCTGCCCCGCTTTTTGTACTAGCACATAAGGATCATTAGACCCCTGTGCGGCTGACGGCTCTTGCTGCCACACCTGTTGACGAACTTCATTGATTGACAGTCCAGCAGTAAGCATCACGGCTGCGGTCTCGGCTTTGTTCCTAAGATCATCCTTGAGTGAATCGACGCTACTTAGGTCAAACTGAAAGAAAGCATCCTCACCAAGCTGGACCTGAAAGAACTTGGTCATCGCGCCTTCGATGAACCGCATTCCAGGAATGAGGCAGGCTTCCCAGAAGTTTCTGATCGCGGTCTTGTACTCCTCGCTACCTAAACTCCCCGCCGTTTGCAGCGAGAGCTCGTGCTTAGGCACTTTAAGCAGCGCGCAAATCGTCTCGCGGTTCTGATTGATATGCTCAATGAGCTTTTGATCGCTAAGCGTATGGGTCAGCGTCGTGGCGCTTACACCCTTGGGCAAGATGAGCGTGCGCCGTTGGTTCTTCCGTCCTTGATAGGAACTCTCAAAGCTCCGCAGCTGCCTAAGCGCCACGTCTTCGTTGACATTGCGGTCAAGGGACAGGGCCAAGCCTGGAGTAGCCTGCTTTAGATAAAACGCGTTGAGGTAGTCTGTAGAATATCTGTTGAAAAGTATGGACCGCTTACCTGGAATAAACGGAGAGAGTCCCCACAAAAGGCTTGAAGGATTGGGACGACGCACATGGATGATGCTACTTGGGTTAAAGTCCGTCTTACTCCCGAGGTCTTGCATAGCGAGGAGCTCAGAAGTCTCATACACCGAGTAGGTGGTGAGCTTGCCCTTCTCGTTAAACTGCATCGCCACGTTCTCAGAGGGCATTGTCAAGAGCTGACCTGACCTCGGCGCGTTCCAAATGATCGCGTTGCCCATGAGGTACAGCTCAACAACGGTGTTGTACATCCACTGCGAATAGTCTTGCCACTCATTGGGCTGCTCGAGGAGAGCGTTGAGCGGGTGCTCGGGCATCGGCTCGACGGACTCTGACTCGCCTGACACCACGGCGCGCATTACTTTTAGCGGCTGTGAGCTGATCTTGTTCGCGATGAGATCACATATGATGTAGACCCAATCCTCTGTGAAGAACAGAGACTTCAGGGTGCTCGCGTCCATGAACGCTTTGTTCTCGCTACTCCAAAGCTCATTGGAAACTGACTCATTGCTGCCCATGTCAAAGCTTTTTTGCATGTAGCTGTCAAGGTCGCGGGCAAACTGTGGCGAAGGATCTTTTGTCTTTGTTATTTTAGCTGCCACTTAATCCTCGTCTTGAATATCAGCGTACCACTTATCGACAGTCATTTTAGTATTCGGTAAGTCTTCAAGAAAATGGAGTTTGAACTCACCTGAGTATTCTTGTGCTGCACAATTCGCCAACATGAGACTTGAAACAATGTCATCGTGCAGTCCAGCCGGGGCCGAGTACCGCGCATTGCCCAGCTCGTTGGTGATGACCGAATAACTTTCAAGCTCGCTCACCATCTCGGGCCAGTCGGGTAGCGTGATCGCCTTAGTTTCAAATGCCATCATGAGTTGGTTGACCATTGCGGCTTTGCTCGCGCTTGTGAACACTACTCCCTCGAATGGTACGGTCAGCTGAGCCATCATGTCGTCAATCGCCTCACCTACCCCTGTCCGGTCATGCTTAATGTTCACAATAGACTTGAACTTCTTTGTGAACTTATGCAGCTCTTTCAATGCCTCGACGTAGCCGATCCCGTGGAAACGAATAAATCCCACGAGCTCGGGCTTGCCTAGTGCTACCGAAAGTGCAGTGATTACAGTGTAGTCTTCTTTCTTTGCCCAATCTATCCCCAAGAACACATCTCGTGAAGAACTATCTGGTGCTACCCAATATTGAGTAGCACCGTACACGTCCAGTCGCGGGCCTTGGATACATTCGCGGAAACCAATAAACACGGAGCCATCATCAAGAAACTCGGCAAGGTAGTACTGCCGGAAGAGTCGGTCAGGTAATGCCCGCCTTGCCTCCTCAATCACAGCCTGTTTGATAAAGGGGTTCTCGGTCGTTGGTGCGGTTAGGAAGATCCTCTCTGGGTTCTTGCCGTTCTTGAATGCCCAACGCATATGCTCCTGCGCCTCCATGCACTCCTTGTAGAACCAATTCTTGCCCAGGGGGGTGCTGAAGTACCCGTTTGGTCCACCAGTGAATGTCGTCGTGGTTAGGGCCGCTGCAACAGCAGCATAGGGACACTTGGCTGCCTCATCGAAAATATTGCCGTTGATCCCAGCACCCTCAAGCGAGTGCGGGTTCTTGCAATGCCAGAACTGAATCTCGGTCCCAGTGTAAGGGAGCGCGATCTTCATGTGGTTGTCATTGAACTCAGAGTGAGGAGAAGGGGGTAAGAGCTTTCGGAAGTAATCCATCCCCACCTTGGACTGGTCATAGATCGGGGCAATCCACCGCCACTTAGTTGCGGGCTGCGCCAGGGCGGGCTGCGCCATGCAGACGGAAGCACTCAGTGATTTTCCGTACTTAGTCCCCGATGCCACATAAATCTTCTTCAACGTGGGTATCTGAAACGCTGCCATAATCAGGCGTTGCTTCTTGGTGTGCGGGGCAGGTGGGTGAATCTCAACGACGACGGGCTCCCGCTTCGCGTCCTCCTCTTCCTCGTCATACATCTAAGCCTACCCCTTTGTAGTATCACCATTAACAATGTTAATGAATTCAGAGTAACACCTCCTCTTCCTTTTTAGTGTCACCTGCAACAATGTCTACGAATTCCTCACCTAGAACATCGGACATCACCTCTTGAACCAACGCACCATCACCACGGATCGTGGTCTTATAAATTACCGGCTCAAGGATCACCCTGCGTTCTTCCACAACTTTCCCAATGGACCTGTCCAAAAGAAAGTTCAGCTTGCTGTGGTCGCCATCCTGAATAGCTCTCGACACGATGCTCGCCACCATCATCTCCAGGTTGTTCAGTTTGCCCGGATCCTTCGCGCTCAGAATTAACTCTTGCGGCGTCATCCTCGCCAGCTTCGCTATGATTAGCTTTAAATAGCCAGGCGAGAGCTTCTTGATCGCCTTGAGCTCGGGTGACATCGGCACGCGCCCCGCTGGATTCGGCGCGTAGCCGGGCTTCCAAGTTCCATCTGGGTTTCTACTGTTATCCATAGTCCTACTTCCATCGTACTATGTTTATTTTTTAGACAAAAGAAAGCCCCGGCCCGTTCAAAACGAGCTAGTGCTACCATTATCTTTCAACTCTATCGGACTGTAGGGCTTGTTACTAGATAGCTTCAAAGCGTGGATACCCCTTCGAGATCCGTGTCTTCAAATCCGCATGTCACTCGCCCTTCACGCAAAGCTATCTCGTATTGCTCCTCCAGCTTTTTTTCCCGAATCTCATACCTAAGTTTTTCGAGCTCCTCCCTCTCCATATCCATTTTTAGCTCCTTACCTAAACGCTCCGCACCATGCTTCATGGCCCAAACACCAAGAATATGCTTGATTCCAGAACTGATTGTCATCCTGTTATCCCAACAGAATTTCCTTAATTCATCAGCAATTTCAGTACCTACTACTGAGTGAACTGTCTCTGCTCTCGCTCCCATTCTACACCCTCCAAAGTTGTTTATGCAGGCATACACTCATACACACCCCACTTGCTACCACCAAGTTGGTGAGGTTCTTGAAGGTAGAATTATCCACCAAAGCCTTGTCTATAGCGTGACCACTCTCGGCATCTGAGTGCCACTGCCTCACAAACTCCACCCGCGCTAGATCTCCTTCAGTTCTCATTTCAGTTCTCATTTCAGTTCTCATTTCAGTTCTCATTTCAGTTCTCATTTCAGTTCTCATTTCACTTCTCCTCCCCTTCGCTTAACTGTTTCTTACACTCTCCTCTATTCTCGCCTCTGCCCACTCAGCGAGCATCTCTCCAACCACCTTGCTCTTAGTAAGTCGGTTCCGCGCGCAGTACCTCTCTAGAGTCTTGGACACCTCCACTCCGCATCTGGCTGATATGACTGTATTAACCATCGTATTTTCTCCACTCCAGGACAGTAAAACCAAAAGACGCTAGGGGGTTCCAACAGTTTTTGTATAGAGCATTGAGGGATGGATGTATATATACAGAATATATATATAATGTTTATATATATATAAAGTCTTTACTGTCTTATTCTTATAACTACCTATAAATATTATTTTTTTTCCAATCCGGACAGTATGAG